CGGTGCTGCTCGGGCTCGGCGTGCAGCTGGAGACGCCGCTGCCGAACCTCAAATTCATCAAGGAGGCGTGACCGATGCTGTCGGTTGAAGAGCTCGACGGCCTGAAGGTCGGCGAAGAGGTGGAGGCGGACGGCCTGTTCACTCCGCTGACGAAGGAGCCGCTGGTGCTGCGCGTCAAAGGGCGCACGGCCAACAGCGTCGATTTCGTCGTGACGTATTTCGGCGTGACGCTGGGCAAGTGGCACGCGACCAAAGACCTGGGAGGCGTCAAGTGGAGGATCTGAAGCGTCCGCTGATCTATTCGATGGCCGACTCGCTCGGCCTGACGCTGCACTACGACGCCGGCAAGGACGCCATCACCGGCAAGGGCGAGCGCGAGGTCAACGTCAGCGGGCTCAAGCTGAGCGTGCCGATGGAGGTCGTCAGCAGCCTGCTCACCGACAACGCCTACATGCTGATGGTGAAGCTGATCGGCAATCTGGCGCTGTTCATGGCGGTCAAGACCGCAGCCGGCAAGGACGTGGTCGACCTGCACTTGCTGAACCTGGCGAAGATGGATCGCCTCGACGGCTGGTTGGAGAAGGAGAAGCCGACGTCGGTCAACGACGTGCTGCGCAAGCTGCAGAAGGCGACGGTCGCGAGCTTCCTCAAGACCAGCAAGGACAAGTGGGAACCAGCTGAATGAGCCAGCTGCTTTTCTGGACGGCCGCGGAGCCGGGCCTGATCACGAAGACGTTCGGGGCTTCGTTGAAGTCGTTCCGACCGAACGTGCCGCCGCACCAGTTCGTCCCGTTCGTCGAGGGCAAGCTGATCGAACCCGGCGAGGGCGACGTTGTGCTCTGCTGCGGCGTGAAGGCGTTGGACGCCTTGCGCGTCGCCGGCGTGTTCCCGAAGAACCGGTCGCTCGACTCGCTGCGGGAAAAACCCGTCAAGCTCGGCGCGGGTCTGGTCATGGTGACGTTCGATCCCGACGTCATCCAATCGCAGCCCGAGAAGCGCGAGATACTCGATTGGGACGTGCGGCTCGCCCATCGTCTGCTGACGACAGGGTCGCTGGAGCCGAAGATCGGCGATTATCGGTGGGTCAGCAGCTTCGCGCCGCTGATCGCCGAGATCGAGGAGATGTACGAGAAGTCGGGCAAGCCGGTGAAGGTCAGCTTCGACACCGAAACGATGGGCCTGTATCCCTGGTTTCCCGACAAGGACTTCGTCTGCTGCTCTTTTACCCACAAGCCTGGAAGCGCGCACATGCTCTATTTAGGGCCGCAGAGCGCGCCTATCCCCCTAGACCCCACACAACCCCTGTTCGATCAGATCAAGTGGCTCCTGACCAGCCCCAAGGTCAGGCTGCGCCTGGCCAACGGCAAGTACGACATGATCTGGGTGAAGGAGAAGTGGGACATCGACTGCACGAATTTCAAGTTCGACAACCTGCTGGTCGGCTCGCTGCTCAATGAGAACCGGTCGAACAGTCTGAACTTGCACGCCAAGCTGTTCACGGACATGGGCGGCTACGACGACGCCTTCAACGACAAGTTCGACAAGGGCCATATGGAGGCCGTCCCGACGAAAGAGCTCGGGATGTACCAGGGCGGCGACACCGACGCCTGCTACCAGGCGGCCGACGTGCTGCAGGCGGAGCTGGCCGAAGACCCGCAGCTGACCAGGTTTTACGTCACGGTCCTGCACCCGGCGGCGCGCGCCTTCGAGAAGATCGAGCGACGCGGCATCCTGGTGGACCAGGAGAAGTACCACAAGCTCAGCGACGAGCTGCGCCAGGTCGTCAAAGAGAGCACGGCCAAACAGCTGAGCCTGCTGCCCGGCACGATGCGGGCGAAGTACCGGGATCGGATCGAGGACCAGATCGCGCAGGGCAAGAATCCGCTGCTGCCGTCGATCCTGAATGAGTTCTTCTTCACGCCGAAGGGTCTGAACCTGAAGCGGATCGAGTTCACGCCGAAGGACAAGAAGGCGTCGCTCAAGAAGAGCCATCTGCGCGCGGTCGCCGACGGCCGGCCAGAGGCGAAGGCGTTCATCGAAGCGATGACTGAAGGCGACGTGGCAGCGAAGACGCTGTCGACCTTCGTCGAGGGCTTCCTCCGCCATCTGCGGCCCGATGGCCGCCTGCACCCGAGCTACATGCTGTTCCACGGCGGCTTCGCCGACGACGAGGACGACGAGTCGGGGACGGTGACCGGGCGGCTCAGCGCCAAGGAGCCGGCGTTCCAGACCACGCCCAAGAAGACGAAGTGGGCCAAGCGCATCCGTGAGTGCTTCCCAGCGCCGAAGGGCAAGGTGGTCGTCTGCATCGACTACAGCCAGGGCGAACTGAAGGTCATTGCATGCTGGGCTCCCGAGCCGACGATGATCCAGGCGTATCTGGATGGCCTCGACCTCCATGCAGTGACTGGCGCGCGTCTGGCTGTCGTGCCGTTGCAGGAGTTCTTGAAGTGGAAAGATAACGAAGACAAGGCTTTAGCCGCGCTGTTCGACAAGCACCGCGGGAATGCAAAGCCGGCGAACTTCGGATTAATCTACGGAATGCAAGTACGCGGGTTTATGAATTACTCGTGGGCGAACTACGGTATCAAGCTAACCTTCGAGGAAGCTGAGAAGATGCGTAACGCATTCTTCCAGTTGTACCCCGGCCTGCTCGGTTATCATGAGCGGCAGGAGTCGTTCGTCAACTTGCACCAGATGGTGCGCAGCCCGCTCGGGCGCATCCGCCACCTGCCGACCATCAAGTGCCACGACAACGCGGTAAACTCGCTGGCCAAACGCCAGGCGATCAACAGCCCGATCCAGTCCTGCCTGGCCGACATGATGGAATGGGCGATCGCCCTGATCGACGCCGAGTTCCCCAACGAGGAGATCGAGGTCGTCGGCAATATCCATGACGCCATCGTCGCCTACATCGACGAGGACAAGGTGTCGACCCTGCTGCCGCAGGCGATGCAAATCATGTCGAGCCTGCCGCTGCACCAGCTCGGCTGGAACCCGCCGCTGAAGTTCACGGTGGACGCCGAGGCCGGCCCGAATCTCGCCGCGGTAAAGAAGTTCAAGGTGGCAGCCTGATCGCGTAGACCGGGCGCGTGGGGCCTGTGGATCGGCGGGGGGGCCAGACGCCGATCGGCGTCGCAACCCATTGCGTTTGTTACAGATGGTAGGGTCAAGACGTCGGGCCTGTTCGCATGTCGGCACTTAAGTGCAATTTCGTTATGTTGCAGCACTGCCGGTCGACGTTCTGACGCGGAGGCTTTGTCCACCGTGCTTTCCCGTGCGCCATAGCGCGCAATGCAGCCGTGTGGTAAAATTGCACGCTAGGCCGGTGCGATGAGCGAGAACAGCATGCCGATACTGTCTAGGCTGTTTGGGTCTAAGCAGAAGAGCTCATCGACAGGCGATACACCGCCCACGTGTCGAAGTCTCCTAAAAGCCCGCACTCCTCCGTGGCATAGAGTGCCGCAAATAGTCATAGACGCGATTTTTGACGCGCTTGACGATACTGAATTGTTTGATTGTTTCGTTCGCGCATCGATGGAAAGTAATCTGCTGAAAGAATATGAGCAGCTAGGCCAAGTATACAAAGATATTGCGGTGGTTAGGGCGCGAATTTCAGGAATTCTGTGCCAAGCGGGCTTTCGACGCCTAGCTGATCTCGAAAAGCATGCGATGAACAAGCGGAGCGAGAGTGTTAAAAGAGATGGAATGATTACGACTGATATGTTCGAGACTTCGATTGCTATGTCAGTTGATCAATATGCTGGTTATTTAGGTATGGCTGCGGTGTACGACTTCTTCGGTGTGAAGAATAAAAGCAATGAAATTGCTAGGCGTGGTTTAACCCAACTAGAAATGACTCGCCAAAGCGCGGCTGGACGAGCGATGCGTGAAAGCACTGTCTTACCGCCCGATATGGACGAGCAGCTTGAGCAAAAGCTGCGCTCATTTCTTACAGATGGTGACGGCGACAAGCACCGATACACATCAGTCCTACCGACGCATGTGGCAGATGACAATACTCGTCGCGGCAGGCGGGGGATTTGCATGCTGTGTGGCACAATAAAGAGTGGAAGCGTTGTTCCATGCAAAGAGTGCGGCTTTCAACCAATATCTGTTCAAGAAATTGCAATCGCTCTCATGTTAAATGAAGCGAGCATGAGGAACTTTGACCATGTTTCGAGCTCTATAAAATCTGGGCAGCATCCAGAATACAAGGATCAAGATATTCAGAAATTTACTGAAAGCGCTGTTGGAAACCAGAGACTGATTGGTTTAAACGCCAGCCGTTACCGCGTTAGGGCGCAAACGGAAAGTCTTTTAGCATCGTCAGGGCAGGTAGCGTTGCAGGGTATGTCTAATGCAATAGCGAAACTTGAGCCGTCAGTGCTTGGCGAAGTTTCGGAAGAGCGGATGCTGGCCGTGTTTGGAAAAATGATAAAAGCAGTGCTGATCAGCAGCGCGCCTACTAGTGAAAGAGAGTTCATAGAGAATTATTTTCGAAAAAGGTTATTGTTGACGAACTTGCGTTATCGTTTTCCAATGCTCTCAGGAATATCAAGGGCAGAGTTTAGGCGACGTGCTGAGCAAGCAATGGGCGATTTAGATGCAGTCAAGTTTGATGTCGGTGCTGGTAGGTATGATCTTGAAAGAGCTATAATTCCGTTCGTGTTGCCTAATTTTGACCCCGCTCTTAGCTACATGAAGGAGTATCACGCAGATCCGTATTTTGGTATGTATGTTCGTACATACGTGGATACGTTTGCCAAAGTCATTGGCCAGAAAGCAACAGATTGGAACTAGTGGTGAAAATCAAACAGAAGAGTCCCCGACCCGCTGAGTCATTTCAACGGCTTGCGACGAATGGCGCGGTTACAAGCGTTTGATTCTCACCACTAGTGCTCAGACACCGTCAAAAGCTACGCGAAGCGCGCATCTCAGGTCCGGCAAGTAACGCTGGCATCGAGACCGCGCAATGAACTGACGCTGCACCAGCTCGGTTGGAACCCGCCGCTGAAGTTCACGGTCGACGCTGAGGCCGGCGCGAACCTCGCCGCGGTGAAGAAGTTCAAACTGGCGGCTTGATTGGGTAGACCGGGCGCGTGGGGCTGTTGCCGTCGCCGTTCTATGCCGGCGGTCAGCCGTTCTTCGTGATGGACGAGATCACCGCGTTTCGCGCCAAACGGGAGGCGGGCATGAAGCAGAAGGAGAGGGTCGATGGGGACGACGTGACGCTCTCACTTAGGGGGCGTCACAAAATGAATTAGGCGTGACGGATCGCCTCGTCGACTCTTGGCGTGCTGACCGCTACGGTCCCGTAAAATTGGGGCGGGGGCTCTTATGCGTGTCGTATTGGCTGTCGGCCTGGGGCTGATCGTTGCCGGCTGCGCGACGCGGGCGGAAAATATCTCGGCCGCTTATGTCTCGCCAATCCAATACCAAGGATTCACGTGTGCTCAGCTTCAAGAGGAAGCGGCCCGCGTGTCCGCGCGCGCGGCCGTCGCCAGCGGCGCTCAGGACCAAAAAGCAAACAACGACGCGGTAGCGACCGGAGTCGGCGTGATCCTGTTTTGGCCGGCGCTGTTCTTCATTAAGGGCGACGCCGCAAGCGCGCAAGAGATCGCGCAACTCAAAGGTGACATGGACGCGATCGAACAGGCCAATATCCAGAAGAATTGCGGGCTGCAATTCCAGCGCCCGGACGCGACGCCAACGTCACCGGCAACGCCAACGCAATGAGCGCCGCAAATTAAAGACGAGCCGGCTTCGTCGTCACGAGGGCGACCGCCGGCGGCCGGTGCGACCCGCGGAGGAAAACGGGTTTCACCCGGATTGGGGAAATAGCCGATGAAAGCGACCATCGCATCAACGACGTGCCTGTGGATGGCTTTGGGCGCAATTTCGGCCAACGCCGAGACAGTTGACGTCAAATACCGCGGTCCTGTCGATCTCGCCCCCTTCACCTGCCAGGACATAACCCAAAGCAGCGTCATTCATCGTGTTTGCTACGATGCGAGGGAAAGCTACATGCTCATTGAGCTAGGCGAGACGTACTACCACTATTGCGAAATCGACAAGGTGACAGTGGACGGCCTACTAGCCGCCGAAAGCATGGGACAGTTTTATAATCAGAACATCAAAGGCCACGGTGGACCAGGGCCATTTGACTGCCGAACACATCGCGTTCCGAGCTATTGAAGGAGGAGCGGCCATGGCGAAATTTCGATCTATCATTGGATTGGCGGCCGTCCTTGTCTTTGGGCTAGCGCATCAAACAAAAGCTGCCTGCGGAGACGATTGCGACACGACATATTCGTCAGATGTGGATAGCTGCCACATTCAATACGGCGACGATCCTCAGGATGCCGATGAGTTGCTCACTTGCACCCGGGACGCCAAAGACGGCTATGATTCCTGCCTGGACGAGTGCAAGAATTGATCGGATTTGCCCGCCGCCGGCCGCTGCGCGGGCCGCCGACGGCTTCTGCGCCCCGGCCGCTACCCGAGTCACCGCCGCCCGGCGCGGCCTATATGCCGTGAGCTGCTGCCGAGCGACGCCGAGGAGGCGTGACGGTCGGCTACCTAAACCCAGCAAGCTCGCACTCAAAGAAATTTGGTATCTCCGCGGGTGGAGCGTTTATCGATCCGTCGTCAGAGCATAAATCCTTCGCCTTCGCGTAAATATCCGCTTTCATTCTAATCGACATACACTTATCAAAACTACCAGCGGACGCGCAACTATATCTCTCGTCTGGATATTGACTGCATATTGTTTTCAATTCGCAAATTAATTTCGTTCTGTCTATCTCTTCTTTTGATTTACTGCTCTCGATTCTGAAAAGTGAAATAGCAGACAGCGTCACCGCAATAAAAATTATGGCTCCAAAGACGTCTGCGTAATGTGGCTTCACTTCTGCGCTCATCATCGGTCACCGGCAGTCCATACCGCCGAATGGGTTTCGTCGGCAGGTGAATCGGAGTTCAGAACCGCTCAGTGAATCTCTGCTGCCGGGGCCTTGCGATAACTCCGACCGCCGGTCTTTCAGCAGCTTCTAATGTCGCCTCGAGATATTCGCCGCGTCTTTCTTCATTCTTGTCGTGCCACACGCAGACCCAGCGGCCCGAGAGGGAATTGAACGACTCAACCGTCATCAGCGCACTGCCGGACTTGAGTTTGACGATATCACCGGGTTTGTATTGCATAACCTTTGCTCCTTGATCAGCGTCCTTCGCGGGGCGATAGGGCTTAGAGTTAATGCCAATGTACCGGTTTTCAAGGTGTATGACTGTTCTCGCGCGACGACGTGCGGTCGTTAGTTTGCATGGCGTCGGATCATTTTAGGATGTTCGGATCGTTCAGCATATTCGGGCTTTTCAAAATGTTTCTAGCATCCAAACTTGCTGTCAATTTTGCTACCAAGTCGATTGCGGCATCCTGAGATATTTCTATTTCAAGAAACTGCCCGGCCGGGACGCTGGCCGTCCTAATTTCAATCACAAAAGTCTTGCCCTGCGCGGGACCCATCTGAGGGATTGGGCCGTCCTTCACATCACCAATTTGCGTAATGGCTCCCGACAATGTCATGGCGCTCACTCCCTCGGCTTGATTCGGGGTCCGCTAGGATAACATTGCGCGAGCCGAGAGTCAGGCAATGGCCGTCACTGAGAAATCGGGTGTGAAAAATCGCGCGTGCGAAGATGGACGGCGTGCTGATGCTGGTATGCTGAAGCTGCGCGAGCCAACAAGACGGGCAAATCCAATGCCTGTGAAGCTGCGCAGGGTCTGAACGCCGATCGGCGTCGCCAGCAGTTGATTAGCTTTGCTTTTCCCAGATGGATAGACGGTCACATTGAAGTACGCCGGCCCACCCATGACCCTCGGCAACATGCGCGAGAACGGCGTTCATGCCGTGACCGCGGTGTGCCGGGCCTGTGGTCACAAATCAGACGTGGTCGTCGACCAACTCCCCGACGCGACGGCGGTCCCAGAGGCGGGGAAGAGGCTGCGCTGCAGCCAGTGCGGCGGCAAGCAGATCGAGACCCGACCGGCCTGGCACACGGTCAATCGACCGGGGCAGGGGTGGCGTTAAGAAAACGCTGGCGTTCGTCGGCGATTTGGTGCATGGTCGTGCAATCAACTGCACTGGCCGGGACACGGCGTCGCTAACGCGATTTCAGTCCTAGTCCGTGTCGTAGCTGGAAGCCCGGCCCGTAAGTGCAGCTAATTGCACGGAGACCAGGCGTCTGGAGGACGTATGGCTGACGATGTCGTCAAGGACGATCGCCCGACGGCGCAGGTGTTCCGTCTGGTCGAGTTCGGTGGTTCACGCACAGCGCAGGTTCAGAAGGACCTGGGGCCGAATGGTGGCCAGACCCCGCTCGGGGCGGTCCAACCCAACGCGTTCGAACCCGAAGACGAGTACCAGCAGCTCTACGTCGGCGCGACGCGTGACCAGGGCATCATCCAGCCGCCCTACAATCTGCGCCAGCTCGATCGGCTCAGCCAGGAGAATAACGCGCTCGGTCCCTGCATCGAGGCGATGGTGATCAACTGCGATGGCACCGGCTACGAGTTCGAGAGCACGGATGCCGAGACCGAGGACGACGAGGATGACGATCAGATCGAGGAGATCGAGTCGTTCTTCGACGAGCCGTGGCCCGGCGTCTCGTGGGGGGAGACCCGCAAGCTCCTGCGGCGCGACAACGAGCGCACCGGCAACGCCTACATCGAAGTGATCCGCAACCCGCAGGACGAAATCGTCCTGATGCGCCGGGTCGACTCCAAGATGATGCGGATGCTGCGCCTCGACGACGCCATCCCGGTGCAGATGAAGGTCGTCCGCAAGGGCAAGGAGCAGACGATCCAGGTGATGAAGCGCGAGCGGCGCTACTGCCAACTCGTGAACGGCGTCAGCCTGATGTATTTCAAGGAGTTCGGGTCGACCCGCGACCTGCACAAGAAGACCGCGGTCTGGGCTCCGGCTGGCCAGCGTCT